TGTTGAAAATGATGAACTAGATATAGTTCCATAAATTGTACTAGGAGTGGGTGCTGTAAGTTTAATTCTTCTTCCAGCATGATAGACAGAAGTTACATCAACCCCTGCTATTGTAAATGAAGTTGCTGAAGCATAAGCATAAGTTACACTTGCATCTCCATCTCCGTATTGAACCCATTGTGAATCATTAAACCAATCTCTAGTATTTTTCATTAATGCTCTTAAAGCATTATTCAAATTACTAGGTAACATTCCCTCCGCAACATTAATGGTATTTAATGTTGTATTGTTGGCTTGGGTTGTTGAGTAATCTTTTATATTTGTTGTCATTTATTTAATTTAAAAACCATGTGAACGCTTTATTATTTTCGTCATTATTTTTATTAATTAATGTATTAACTGCTTCTTCAATTTGTCTTTGAAAATATTCTTGGTGTTCCATACTGTACCGAACATTTTCAATATTAACTTTATCACCCATTATCTTGCACCTGCTCTTGATGCTACAAAATCAACGCCCTGTGCATGGGTCCAAGTTGATCCTGCCGCAATTTTTACATTGGCCCTAATATATCTTCCTGAAGCTCTAACTGGTACAGTTCCACTGGTTACCATTGAACTATAAGAAGATGTACTAGCGTCATTTGCTAACCTTTCCCTTGTTGTAATTGCAACTGTCGCAGTCGCATCTACAATGGGTCTGACTTCGGTTATATCTGATCTTAGTCCAGGAAACAACTCAATTTCTGTTGTTTCTATTTCAACATCATTACTATTACCAGAAAAAATAGCCGCCTTATAATCTCCGTCTATGGCTCCTAAATATCTTTGTCCTCCTAACCAAAAATCTGTATCTAAAGCAATATTAATATTATCTAAATTAGAATCAATTAAATCCATTGTTTCAACAGTATAAGCTCCAACGAATTGAGAAAAAATGGTACTAGCTGTAGCTTTAGCAAAAGACCATTTTTCTGTAACATAATTATAAATTAAAAGTTTATCACATATTCCAGTAGTATTTGCTTGATTGTCCGCACTAGGATAAAGCCAAATAGCTAATGTATTAAAAGGATCAACCGCAGCTACAATTCTATCAGAAAAGGCTTGGTCTAAATCTATATCAAAAAAACGATTAACTTTTTCAGCTCCTATAGGTTTTATATTATCTCCTTGTACTTCAAAAAAACCATCATCCGCATAAAAGAAAACTCTACGATTGTCTTGGCAAACTGTTTTACCATAAACTGCACCCCTATTAGGAGAAACTACAGAAAATCTAAATACAGTTGAGCCTCCCACATAGTCCATACGAATAATTTCATTCTGTCTAAAAATATAACCATATTCACCAGAAGTGATGGCTATAATTTGTCCACCTGATCCTGGTAAGTCTTGATAGTCGGCTTGTTTTGATCCTGCTGACCAAGTAGTAATATCATTAATACCTGACCACTGAACCCTATTGGTTGCACTACTTATATTTCCTGTTACTAAAAAATCTCTTACAACTCCTGATGTTCTAAAAAGAGGAGGAGACCCATCAGTTGCAATTGCTGAAAGATTAGCAAAATTAGTGGATGTTCCCATTAAATAATATTGGGGTGTGTCCACTCCATTACTAGCGATAATATAATCTCCAAATTGAGTAAAAGTAAAAAAATCAGTAGCCGATCCAGTTAAACTAGACTTTCTTGAAGTAAAAGTTCCTGAAGCTAATTGATAAATATTAGTTGTTGTTGCTGCAAAATTGAAACTGGTATTAGAGGTTGATCTAAATGAACCAGCTGCTTTAGATAAAGCTCCAATATCATTAGTGCTGTAGGTTGTTAAGGAAGGAAAAGGTTTATAACTTTTAGCAGCAAAATAAACATTCTTTGCTATGTTTGCACCAGGATTCATAAACTTAGGTTGATCTGGTAGCCATTCTCCAAAAGGTAATTGCATTATTTCCTCTAACTATTATTTGATACAACGGTTACTCTGTCTACAAAAGGTGAACGAACAGTAACATCCGATCTAGCTTGTAATGGTGTTCCACTCCAAGTATCTTCTTTGTCATTTCTTTCTAGTCGTTCCATACCTGTTGTATAAAGTTGTAACCAATTTTGTAATTTACTAGGTTCAATTCCTCCTAAAAAATTAGCCGCATGATAAAGCGACCCATATAAATAAATACCTGGATGATTTGTTAAAATATAATTTGTAGGATCACTTCCAGATAAAGCAGTAATTGCTTTATAATAATTAATAGTTGCCGTATAAGTTCCATCTGGAGTAGGTGCAAATCTAAAATTATCTCCTAATATTGTATAAACAGTAGGCCTTCCAGATGTACTTCCCCCTCTAATTTGATCCATTTGTGTAGGAGGCATATAAGTTAAAGAATATTTTGTTGATCCAGAAACAATATAAAAATCTCTAACTTGTAAAAAACCTGTAGGTAAAGTTTCTAATTCAGAATCAATAGTAAAAGAAGTATCAGAGGTAAGCATTTTTCTAATTCTTAATTTGGAATTATATTCTGATTCAACTAATTTTATAAAATCATCAGCAATCTCATCAGTTAAATCAGAACGATTTAACCAATTCGCTATAGATGTTTTTAATTCCGTATAAGTTGATAATGCCATTATATACTCCTTCTTAATCTTTTTAATGTTAAAGCTAGTCTAGCCCTTTTTCCTAATTTACCACCCTTCTTAGCTGCTGATTTTAATTTCTTTAGGGGAATCTTTTGTCCTTTTTTAATTTTTAAAGATTTCCTTAAAGATCCAGGTTTTTTAATTGCTTTTTGAATCCAATTCTTTTTGGCCATTATATATTTCCTGGTGCTGTTTTAAAATATTGATATTCATTACCATTTAATTTTTTTTTTAAAATTTTATTTTGAGTTTCTTTAGGTAAATGAAACCAATTATTATCACCAGTGGCTTCTTCCGCCCAAATTTGAAGTGCTAAAATAGGAATAGAAGCTACTCTTTTTAATCCTCTGCTTGGAGAATAACCATCGTTTAAATTATAAAGTTCTTTGTTATGTTTAAGGTGTGAATCAATTTTAAGTTCTTCTACAATGGCAACCCTCTCATCCATTTCTTCTTTAATAAAAGTAGTTTTTTTAAAACCTTCAACTTGTGTTTCTTTTACTGTCATCTACCTTGTCCTCTATTCTTTTTTTTATGCGGTATTCGTTTGCTATTATTTTTAGCATGACGACCTGGCCGCTTTTTTTTAGTCCTTTTGTGATAAACATTTACCCCATACTTGGGTAATTTACCCATTAGGACAATTCAGTAATATAACAATCACCAGTACCAAGAGCAGCAAATTTTACACCTTGTTCAGGTACTTTTAAAATTTCTATTGTTCCAGCAGGAATATATAAATCCGTAGCAACAGCAGTTGGCGTACCAGCAAAAGTTACATTCATAGCCGCAGTTGCAACTATTCTAACGAATACTGTTTCTGCATTAAAAGCTGTTGATGTAGCTGCACTTGAACCACTAGGTGAAATCTTATGCGTTGTTCCTGGAGCTAATCCGTAATTATAAGCCATTTATTTTTTTCTCCTTATTTTTTATTTAATTAAGGGGGTGGAAAAACCGCTAGGTCAGAGCCACCCCCAAGTTTTATTATACTATCTTCTTATGATAATTGTATAGTGCAAACTGTGTGTGTTTGTTGAAGCACCATCAGTAGCAATACCAATATAATCATCTTCCGAACAAGTATTAGCAGCAGTTGGTTCGCAAGAATCAACATCTCCAGCAGCTGAACCAGAATATGCAACAGTAATCGTTCCGCCAGTTATAGCAGTACCATTAATTTTTGCAGTAATTCCAGCATCGGCTGTTGCGATTGTTCCACCTAATACAGTAATAATTTTAATTACTCTACCGCCATCAGGCACAGCGACTCTTGAAGTGAACGCAGTTGATACATCATCTATTGTTCCTGTTAAAAAATAATCGTTTAATGTTCTCATTTTTTTATCCTCATTGTTCCGCCCTTAATCTAATCTCAGGACTTCAATGTTAATATAAATGCAAGGGGAGCAGATTTTAGATTACCCCCCTTACACTGTTGGGTATTACGAAGTAGTTACATCCGTAATTAATCCGCTTGATGCTTGGTTTTTTGCTTCAAGAGTATATTCAACTACTAAGAATCTTTGATCTGCATCATGTGTTTGTGCAGGATTCTGTAATTTGAAATCTCTCAAAAACGACACCGCCCAGAAATCCATTTCTAGTAAGTGAACATCTTGTCCTCTACGGAGAGCAGTTGAATTAGCTTTTCTAATCCAACGATTCGGAATAACTTGCATTGTTCCAAAATCAGATTCGTAAACATCAATAGAAGTCATAAGTCTTTTATCTTCTGCTTTGTCAAATCTAGTTGCTCCTCCTGTGAAGAAAGATAGTTTTTGTTTGTTGAAACCATTAAGCATGATTACATTAGGGTTTCCGCCACTGTCCCAAGTAGTCTTCAAAGTTGATCGCAGTAAAGTTTCTGTGAAAGCTCTTTGAGTTCCATCTGTTCTAATGGTACCACCCCCAGATCCAGAACCTCCAGTTCCAGCAGAGACATTAGATGAATACCAAGTTGGTAATCCTCCTAAATATCTTGTTGGTCCACCTGAAGTTCCAGCTGCAGCAGCTACATTAGCTAAAAGAGCATTTTCCATATCTCTTTTTAGTTCTTTTGCAGATTTTGCGACCTGGTATGCTAACTCTGTATTTCTTCCAGCCAAATTTGAAGCGTCATCACTTGCAGACACCTGACAGGCTTTTGAAGAAATTTGAGTATAGTTGCTGACTTTGGTAGAAGAAGTAAGCGTAGGATATGAAATCGTAGCTCCTTCAGCTTTCGCATTTGCAGCCACAGCAGTTAAAGTATCTGTCTGCCATGAGTGTGTAGTGTTAGTTGCTTTGTTCTTACCAACGCCTGACATAAAAGGGGTATCAGTTGGTGAGATATTATAAATAATATCAGCCAAATCTTCCCTTCTACCTGTTGTATTGTATGTTGTTAATACAGCCATTTTATTTTCCTTTTTTGTTGGTTGTTATATGTACTTTGTTAAAAGATCAATGGCATCTCTAGGATTACCAGTAGTCTTCAAACGGTTAATTTTATCCAACCTTACTTGACTCATTTTTTCATCTTTATTAACTTTAACGCCTGGCTTGACCACTTGAGTAGGTTTAACAATTTTTTTAGCCAAATTTGGTTTCGGCTTATTCAAATTGGTACGATGAGCCATCCCATCTAAAACCACATCAAATATACGACTATCATAGATTCCAGAAATTTCTTTATCTGAGAAACCTCTTTCCACCATATAGTTTCGTAAGTTTGTTTGTAAGGTAGCTCCTTTAACAGGATCACCAAAATCAGGATGTTTTAATCTCACCTTCATTTGTTCTTCCCTTAAAACACTTTGAAACTGCTCATGTTGTTGAGTTCTTAGCTTTCTTTGAGCTTGTGCGATTGATTCTTTTCTTCGCCTTATTTTTCTCTCAATTTTCGCAGCTTCATTTGGGTCTTCTTCAAATAGCTTATCTAATTCTTTTGAATTAAGTTCACTACTTGCTTCAGCGTTTAAAGTCGCTGTTAGATTATTCAAATTTTCTAGCTTAGTTGAATAGTCTTTTGTTAGACGGTCTTTGTCAGAAGTTAATTGTCTTTTTTCAATAGCCAATTCTTCTGTCTTTCGTCTATAGTCGGCATCTTTTTGATAACCTGCTTTTAGTTCATCAAGGTTAACATCAATCTTTTCACCATTTACTGTAACTTGGTGTAGATCGGTTACTTGAGTTTCTTCTGCGTTTTCCGCTTCGGATGCTTGTACTTGATCTTCAACTTCCTGGGGTTCTCCCTCAGATTGAGTTTCGGATTGTGGTTGATCTTCAGATTTTTTAGGAGAAGTTTCCTTTTCAGATTTAACTTCTTCTGGCTTTGTATCAACCTTGTCTGCTTTTACTTTTTGAGGTTCTTTAGTTATCTTGGTAATAATTTTACCTTGATCTAATAATGACTCAACCGCATTAGCAGCACCTTGCACTGTCGTTGGAGACAGTAATGGATTTACATCAGACATAAATGTCCTCCTGTGATTAAGCTCCCTAATTTGGGTTGGCTTATTCTAACCTTGATGATTAGAATTTCTTTTCTTTGGATTTCTGGAAGTCATTAATTTGCTTTTCTGCTAACTTTCCAGTTTCAAGAATTTCTTTAAAATGTTGTTCTACCTTTTTTAAAACTTGATAGGCCAACCAATATTTTTCTCTGGCTTCACTTTCTCTAACCGCAGTCTGATCTAGTAAAGCTCCAGAATAAATTTTTTTAAGTTCCTCAAACGACTCTTGAAAAAGTTTATTCTCTAATATCTGTTTGGCTTGAGATGATCTGCTCAACTCCTTGAGCCTCTGGTCTTGGTCTCTGCTGTCCATTTATATTTTCAAACCTTTTGCTGAACATAGTAGCACTTTTTTCGGCTTGTTCAAGGTTTTTTGAGCCTTGAGCAATAATTACCCTGTCTAATTCTGCATCAGCTTTTATTTTAGTGGTATCTAATTGGGTGTTATATTTTAAAGCCATATCTTTAATTTTTGCTTCAAAGTCTAAAAGTTTAGCTTGATGATCTAATTCAGATTCTTTATTTCTCAAATCTAAATCAGCAACTTTTCTCTTATTCTCTGCGTCAATTCTAGCCATTTCAATTTTCTCTATTGGAGAAACTGGAGGAGGAGGAGGAGGAGTTACCATTTGTTGTCCTTTAATTGGATCAATAAAATAACTTTCCACTGTTTGTAATCCAGCATTTTCAATTATCTTAGATAAAGTATTATACATATTTTTCATCGTTACCATTGGATAATCCCTATGACCTTGAAGTTCAAAGGCCTGAAGTTGTTTTTGTAAAATATTATTTAACATTACCACCTGCTGTTCTTTTGTTCCTGTACCTAGTCCCACTGTAATTGAAATATTAAAACGATCCTTCCATTCTGTAGGTAATACTGGAATATATTCATTATTAATTTGAATAATTTTTTCTTTATCTTGATATTTGACTGCAAGAGCAAACATTTTTTTAAATAAATCTTTAACTCCTGTTTCAGCAAAAATTCTAACAATTAATTCAGAACGCATTTGCGTTTGATTCATAATAGCATTAATGCCTGTTGCTGTTTTATTTAAACTTTCAGAATCTAAACCTTGATTATATTTAGTAACTCCAGTTCTAACTTCTCTAACTTGATCTAAATATTCTAATAAAGGAAAGGCTTGTTGTGAAATCGGTTGAGCTTGTATGGGCTGCATCACCTGGTTTGGTGGTTGTTTTGTTCTAACAATTCCCCCAGGTCTTGTTGTAAGAATATCATCCATGTTCACCATGCCATCCATGATTGCAACTCTATTATTATTAGTTAAATACATATTATCTAATAATTGTCTCATCACTGTAGATTTCATTAACTGGATGTCTTCTACCAATTCAGCCACAGACCTTCCATAAAATCTATGAGGCATTGGAATAGGAGTAACAGAAACAAAAGGAATTTGATCGCATGGCATATTTTCTAAAATATAATAAGCAGACGACCCCACTGAAACGACTTTTCTTAACTCAGCAATGCCATCGCCATCATAATCATAACGAATATAATTTTCATAAATTTGAATTTTTTGTGTGGAAGGATCATTAGAAGTATCGTAAGGATAATCTTCAATATTTCTAAACCTTGCTAATTTTTCTGTATTAAGAATTGTTGCATCAGAAGTGGGTAAATTATAAACTTCTTCCTTGTCATAACCCATTTCAATTAATTCAGTTCTACTAAGTTGAACCCTGTGGGCTACATAAAGAGAATCTTCCAATTTAACTGCATCTTTATCAATTAAAAATTCTTCTGGTGGAATAGACTCTACTTTAATTTTACCTTTTTCAGATGTTCTTTTAATTCTACAATCATGCAGTTTAGGTAAAGGAATATCTACATCCATTCCTTGAGCTTGCATTTGTTCTTCAAATTGTTCTATAGCTTGATCGGCTTGCTCATCTTCTCTTTCGTCATGTTCTAAAATTTCAACTTCAGGATTATCAGTTAAAACTTTATATTCTTCATCGGTTAAATTTTTATAAGTTTCATGTTCAACTTCACTTATTTCATCATAAAAGATTTTTAGGATTCCATTTTTTTCTATAAGAGCATCTTTGAAAAAATTATATAAAAGGGTAAAGCCATCATTTTCTTTATAAAAAATATGGTTTAAATAAGCAGTAGCTTGATCGGCTAAAGGTGCATCTTCAGCTCTAACTGGTTCGCATTTTACTACTTTATCTGATGAGGTAAAAACTCTTAATAAATTAGGTAATAAACTTTCAATCGTATCAGCTACATCGGTACTAACGACTTGGCTTCTACCATCCATTTCATTTCCTAATGGATCTCCTTGATAATATTTTAAAGATTTTTCCCTTTGATCGGAAAGGAGACCGCCTAGATACCCAATTGAATTATTAATTTGTCCTTGAAGAATACTTCGTAATGTTGGGTCTTCTAATTTTAGAATTTTTTTTGCCATGATTAAACTATATAGCTTGTATCAACTTTAATTTTATTTTTCCAGTTACTAACTTTTCCTCCAAAAAAAGCACATCCTGTTCTGAAGGCATCGGAGGGATGACTTGCAAAATTATGAGTGGGCCTATTTTTAAAACATTGGTTTTTTTCATCCCATTTTTTTTGGTAGGCCTTCAACGCTTCGGTTCCCTGATATGTTTTGTTTTTGTCAAAATAACATTGAGGTAGAGTTTTTCGCACCATTTCAATTCCATCCTCAATTGAAAGTTTCGGAGACACATCAAATGATATACCTAATTCCAAAGCCGTTTCCAACCTTGATTTACCATAAGCTCCTAATTCTCTTACTTTTATATCATGCGGAGCTATATGTCTATCATATTTATAAGGTTTTGAGTCTATGATGTCAGCATAAAAATCTAAACCCTCTCCAGAATTTTCGTAATAGTCTATTACCCTTAATTCGTTTTGTAACCTTTGAACAAACCAGATGGCAGTAGAATCTTTAAGACCTAAATCCCACCATGTTTCAGTTTTTAAATTTTCATCATAAGGAACTTCGGTAATTCGGTTTGATTTTTCCAGTTCTTCAATAATTTTTCCATAATAAGAGCCAGTAATAGCTGCTTGAAACGAACATTCAAACTCTTGTTCGTACAAATCTTTAGACATTACCCTTTGTGCTGCTGTTAATTCCTCATTATCTAGCACTTTAGTCTTGGAGGCTTTATAAACTTCAGTCCACCAGCCATTTTCTGTTTCTGCCTGTTTATGAAGTTTGTAAAAGTAGTTTTGACCTTTAGGAGTTCCAATAAAAATACACCAACCCTTCCTATCAGCTAAAGCTGGTCGGATAATTTCTGGGAAAAGGGCTGGACTAATGCTTTGAGTCTCATCAAAAACGCAGCCGTCTAAAAAGATACCCCTTAACGCCTGGTCATTTTCGGCACCAAGTATAGTAATTCTAGCTCCATTAGGAAAATCACATCTTAATTCTGATTCATTGAATTTTATATAAGGAATATTTCTGCTGTAATTTTTAATATAGTCCCATGCCGTACTTTTGCCTTGTTTGAAAGTAGGAGCAATAAAGGCATATCTAGGATTTGGCTGAGGATTGGTTAAAGCGGCTCTAATCAGATGGTTAATGCACAAGACCGTTTTGCCAGACCGCCTATGTGCAACAATCACATTAAATCTGCTCTTAGGAATTTGGTTGTGCAAAAATTTTTGAAGTCCTCTGGGCTTGTAAGGAATAATTACCTCTTGCATTTAAAACAAAACCCCCATCCTTTAATGAATAGTTGTATTAGGTGGGATTTGCAAGGAGTTAAAAGGTTCAGCTTTTTCAATACCAAGCTCATCCATAAGATAATAACTAAAATGCCTGGCATGGTCATAGTTTTCAAATCCTGTAAAATGAACACTAACAGACTGGTTTTTATCAGAAATCAGAACTATGGCAGAAATGTGGCTTTTGTCTAAAAAATCAAACATGGTTTTCTTAAAATTAGTTGTGTGTACCTCCTAATAACGCTATTAAAGAACGCCAATTTCCTACGCTGGTATGCCTTTATTTGACGGCTGGGTCTTAGCTTTTCTCCTTCTTTTTGAGATTGTACTGATAATCTTCAAGTTACCAGAACAAAGCATAACGCTAATAATCTGGATCTAAACTAAAACTATTCTAGTTTAAGTTTATTTTTTTTCTTTTCTACCCTTTATATAGGTTGCAAAGCAACTTTGTCTACAAAGGTAGGAGCAAAACAAACTAAAAGTATTGATATTGTTTATCTTTTAATTACTTTTGCCACTTAACAAGTAAAGGTTTCTCATTGATATTGCCTACTTTTAAGCTACTTTTGGGCTGATATTTAACCAATAATGCTGAAGCTCTATACTTAA